TTCTCTTCCACCGTTTCATCCACCGTTGATCGGACCTGTGCCGGAGAACGGTGGGACTCCCGGCACAGGAACTGGGTCACGCCGCGAGAACGCCCTCGACGATCGGGCCCGTTATCGAAGCGCGCTGCTTGATGCGGAACTTGCCCTCACCGAGGTTCGGCTTGATCTGCGAGCCGAGGGTCACGGGGATGACCTGGACCTTCTGTGACGCGGCGGCCAGGGTGCCGTTCGAGACACCGCGGCGAACCACGAAGTAGCCCGACTTCGACGTGGCGGGCGCCGTGGGCTTCAGCACGACCGCCGCGGAGGACGCGGCCTCGGAGTCGACGTACTCGAGCATGCCGAGCGTGTCCGTGCGGGTGCCGAGCGACTCGAGGTCGACGGTGAGCGCGAGACGCGAGTCCACGTCCACGGCCTGGTCACCGTCGAGCCCGAACCCGGTCGGGGTGAACGAGTGCGTGATGCGGAACGCGCCCGCAGCACCAATCTCCGTCGCAGCCTTCGGGGCGGCGAGGTCAGCGATGGCGGGAACCCACCAGATGACGAGGTTCCCCTTGACGTCGAGCGCGGGGGGAACGGTGTCGACAACGTCAACCATGTTCTGTCCTTTCTTCTCCCCGGCTTCCGGGGTTTCGGATGCCTCCCGGGAGAGCCAGGAGGGTCAGGTACGCGCGGGGCGCGAAGCGTTTACGAGCTCGACAGGTCGTACTGATCGACCAGGAACCACAGCGGCGGGTTCGCCTCGCGATCCAGTAGCGGGTCACGGGAGACCGGGTGTGTGAGTTGCCCCTTGCCGGGGACCGGCTCGAAGTCCTTCAGGAGGGCGTTGACCCGACGGGCGACCCACTTCGCCTGCTCAACCGTGTGGCCCACGCTGTGGATCGTGTACGTCGTCTCGTTGACGTTCGACGGCCCGGCGAGGCGATCGCCGACGTCTCGTCCAAGAGGGGCGAAGACGGACACATAGCGGGCGGGCGGGTTCTTGACGGTGCCCTCGTAGACGGCGTCCGCCAGTTGCAGGTCGGAACGGAGACGTGCGAGCACGGCCGCGTCAGATGCGGCGGTCACAGTTCGATCTCCGACGCGATCTCGAGGCCCTTCACGAAGTCGTCCTCGTTCTTCTGCAGAGCGGCGTGCCCGTAGCCGGTGGGGCCGACCGTGGGGGTGCCGTACTCGAGCATGCCGACGAGGGCGCCGGGTCCACCGATCTCGGGACCGATCTCCGCCTCGGCTCCATCGGGGCCGGATGTTACGTCGTAGCTGATCGTGCGTGCACCGCCGGGGACGCTCTGCGAACCACTCACCGGCACCCGCCAGTCGTCCTTCACGTGACGGGCGGTGACCTCGACGGCCTTCCGGACGTTCGGACGGATCTTTGCCGGCACTTCTCCGAGGTCCGCGGCCAGCTTGTCGATCTCTGAGAAGTCGAAGTTAATGCTCACGACTGCACCTCCACAGGGAATCGGCGTGCGGTCGCGTCGGTCTGGAAGAAGACGCCCTCGATGTTCAGGCGGAGCCCGACCGATGCGGGGTCGTGGAGAGAGGCGATGATCTCGGCAGTGTCGTTGACCTGCACATCGCCGGACGTCGCCACGGGAAGGTCGAGGCGGGGCGCCTGGGCGGCGAGGAGTTGCCCCTGGGCGTTCACGTCACTCACGACGCTGGACGCGAGCTTCAGTCGTCCGGGGCCGGTGTAGATGACCGTGTCGGCTGGTGTGTACGTGCCGGTCTCTTCGTTCCAGACGGGCTCACTGGAGCGGGTGACTCGGATGGTGTCGGTCATGCGGGATTCGAGCTTCGCCCGCGCTGCCACGAGCCGTGACGGCGAGAGCATCAGTACACCGTCAGGGGAATCGAGTACATGCCGCCGTGACCGACGATGTCGCGCGGCATGAGCGACACACGCTCCGCCTCTGTGACGTACAGCTGCCCGGACGACAGGGCGGCGTCGATGGTCTGGCTGTAGTCGTCGCCGGCCCACGTGCGGAGCCCGTCGGCGTTCCGGACCTTCCGCTCCACCATCGCGACGACGACGTCCTTGACGTCGTCTGTGGCGAGGTGCTGCGGGTCGTCGGTGGGGAGTTCGTTGCGTGTGGTGATGCCGGGCACGACCCGGTTCAGTTCACGCCATGCCTTCCCCAACCACGTGGGGATCACGCGTTCTTCATCGGAGGTGAGGGGACGCTCGATCGAACCGCGAACGTCTTCGAGACCTGCAGGATTGTCCACGAGCGCCCCCTCCTTCCGTTACTTGCTGATGACCGACGACTCGCCGGTGTCGATGTTGCGGCGCACGCGCACCACCGTGCCGTCAGGCTTGGTGGCGTCGTACTCCTCGATGCGCTGGTCCTTCTCGGACACCTCGGGCACCCCGGGGTTCCGCTCGACCTTGACGACCGCGTTTACGGTTCCGACGGCGAGAGCCTCCGGGCCGGGCTGCGGCGAGACCGAGACTGCGATCTCGGTCGGGTCGGTCGTGTCGGCCGGGCCATCGCCGGGGGCGGTGACCGACGGCTTGGTGACGTCGGAGTCGAGCGTGGTGGTCTCTTCGACCTGCTTCTTGACGGCCATTTCGTTCCTCCTCAGGATCAGCCGTTGAGCACGCCGGTGAGGCGCGCCGCAGCCTGGCCGCCGAACGTGGCGAGGCCGCAGTAGAACTCGATGCGGGTGCGGTAGACGGGCTTCTCCTGCAGCTGGCCCAGGTCGTCGACCTGGATCCCGCCGTTGGTGATGCCAGTCACGCCGCCGTCGGTCTCGTCTTCACCGAACTTGACGGCGTAGATCGAGGAAGCGACGCTCGAGGATCCCTGCGTCTCCGTCTGCGGCAGGATGGCCGTGCCGGCGAGGTTGACGCCCGGGTCGAGGATGGGCACACCGTTCCACGTCACGAGACGCTTGCCGGTCATGTCCTCCTTGACGATGTCGACGCCACCGATGCGACGACCCGCGGAGCGGATCTTGCCGATGACGTTCGCGTTCGCGTAGATCGCGTCCGCTCCGGGCACCAGTGCGAGGAGTTCGTCGAGCTTGTCGAAGAACGCGCCGCGCGTGGTGTCGTCGGTGTTGATCGCGGCGCCGTTGGTGCCGGTCGAGATGACCTGCCCGCCGGTGAGGCGCTTCTTGAGACCGTCGAACGCCTTGGTGTCGACCGTGACGTCGCCGTTGAAGAACGTGTCCTGGTACTTGTAGGACGCTGCCTTCACCTTCAGGCGGGTCTGGATCGCACGCTGGTCGTTGAGGTTGCCGCGCGTCTGCACGATGAACCGGTCAACGTCAGCGTCGCCACCGAGGATGACCAGCGACTCCGTCGCCTGCACGACGGTGCCGGTCGACTCGGTGTAGGCCTCGTTCACAGAGCGGAACGCGACGCCCGGGAGGGTCGCTTCCTTGTTGTAGGCGTACGCGTTGCCTTCGATTTCCATCAGCGGGAGCCGGTCGAGGACCGGCGACAGCTGGACGAACGTCTCGATGACACCGCGCTGCAGGTCGTTCTCCGAGAGGACGGCCGCCTGCGCGAGAGTGACTGCCATGGCAGTCTCCTTTCAGGATCGGACTCGACCGCAGGCTGCGCTCGAGGTCTATTTCTTGGGGGTGTTCGCGTAGGCCTGCCGAATTCGGTCGGTTCCCGGGCGAACTTCCGGCTTGTCGCCGGAGCCTGTGGAGCCGATCCCCGCGGTGCGGTGATCTGCTGTGGTGTCGGTGGGCTTGAGAAGGTGGGGCGAGTCGGTCTTCAGCGCCTCGAGCAGTGCCTTCACGGCTGCTTCGTCGGCGTCCCCGTTCTCGTCGACCTTCACTTCCGCGAGCTTCTTCGAGTCCAGGAGGGCGAGAGCCTGGGTCGGCTTGATGAACCCGAGCTCGGCGGCCTGCGCGCGCACTTCCGCTGCGCGCGCCTTGGCATCCGCCTTCGCGGTCTGCTCAGCGGTGACCTCGGCGATACGCTTCTCGACGTCCTTGTCCGACGGAGCGTTCTTCGACGAGTCCTTCAGCGCCTTGATCTCGTCGGCGCTGAGCCCGAGCTCGGTGAAGGCGCGCAGCTGCGAATCCTTCTGGTCGATCACTGCCTGACGGGCCTTGATCCGGTCGGTTTCGAGGTCGAGTCCGTCGATGAACTCCGCGAGCTTGCCTTTGTCGGGCACCCCGAGCGCTTCGGCGTCGGCGTCGCTGATTTCGATGGGCATTGCATCTCCTTGCGAGATTGGTGGCACGTTGCGTGCCGGTGGCCGCCGCCGCCGTTGCGGCGCGGTGGTCCTAGAGGGCGAGTCCGTAGTACGCGTCCCGGAGGTTCCCGCCCGCGACTTGCTCGCCGGTGATGAACCCGTTCTTCGTCAGGAGTCGGATCGCGTCGTCACGGTTCTTCGCTGCGCGGTACACGTCATCGACGGTCATCTTCGACGGGCTGTCCCACCGGCGTGATTGCCACCCGCGGTTGCGTCCGGGCGTGTTCTTCAGCGCATCGTCCGCGAGCCCACGGGAGCGGATGTTGATCACCCGGTACATGTCAGCGCCGTCGCGGATCGCTTGCGCGTCACGCTTCCCGAAGAGGCGGTCCTGCATCTTCTCGTCGAGCCGGTCGAAGTACGCGTACGGGTCGATGGTCAGGTCACCAGCGGCCGACTCCTGCGAGGGAATGTGACGGCAGTCGCATAGCCGGTGGGACTGGAAGCCCTGATTCCACTTGAACCACTTGCCGGCGAGCATGATGCAGAACTTGCAGGCCGGCGGGTTCAGCATTCGCACCCACCCGCCGACACGCGGTCGGACCGTGATTGCCCCCGAGACAGCCTGCCGGTTCGCGTCTCGGACGCTGTCCATGGCGACGTCCTGCAACCATCCGCGCGCCAGCGTGAGTGCCGCGCGAACGTCCTGGCCGGATCCGATCGCTTCCTTCGTCTTCACGACCGCGCCCTGCAGGAGGGTTTCCAGCGGTCGCCCGTCGCGCGTTCCACCGACGAACCGGTTCGCGTTGACCGTCGCAACCGCCGGCGCGACCACGTCGGTCTCATCCAGAACAGCGCCGACGTAGTCGATGCCGACCGCGGCGGCGGCCAACTGCCCGGCGCCCACCGTCTCGAACAGCGGCGTTTGAATGCGAGACCACGAAGCGTCGAGGTCGTCCGACATGGTCGACCAGATGCCGTCGACTTCACGGGCGGTAGCGACCGTGATCGCCTGCTGCTGCCGGTAGTGGCTAACCGCGGTCCGAGGTAGCGTCACGGCCGAGCTCCGTCTGGTCGTTCACGGGCGCTGCTGGCGCGGCGGTCGCGTCGACGAACTCGCGAGCGGCGCTGGCTAGCCGATTCGAGAACGACTCGTCCTCGGCGTGCTCAACCCAGCCGTCGACCTTCTGCTTCGTCGCGCCCGGGAGCATCGCCCACGCATCCCGCTTCGGGAATCCGCCGGTGACGAGCTTGCCGATGCCGTCGACGACTTGAGCGAACGACTTCGCCTCCGCGTCGGCGTAGTTCATCTCCGCATCAGGGAAGTCCGAGTTCAGCCCGGCGCACTTCGCGCCGCGGCGGAAGATGCCCTCGTTCGCCTCGGCGCCAATCATCTGGATCTCTTGCACCAGGGACGCGAGAGTCGATTCTGCGCCGGCGAGGGCGTCGCCGGAGAGGTTCGCCATACGGGACAGGAGGTACTGCGGCGGGATCTGACCGGTCGCGAAGAACTGGGTCAGGAACTCGCCGAGCACCTCGATGTAGTTCTTCAGGTTCGACTCGGGAAGGTCGAAGACCTTCGTCTCCTGGCCCGGGAACGCGAGCAGGCGATCCACGCCAATACGACCGGGTGATGTGAGCTTCGCCTGCGGGTTCCCGAAGCGGTCGAGAATGAGTGCGCCGTTGTCGTCGCGTTCGTACAGAACGTTGCCGTCCTTGTCGCGCTGCACCGGGTCGAACCCGACGACGATCCGCTGACGGAACGCCGAGAACTGCATTGCGAGGAGCGTGTTGAACCGGATCGTGTTGATCGCGTCCTGCTGAGGGATCAGCGGGTCCATCGGGGACCACACTTGCCCCTTGGTGTCCGGGCGGAAGTCGTACGTCTGGAACGGGTTCTCCCCCATCGGGTGAGTGCCCTCAGCGGTGACCTCGAAGTCGGAGTTGTTCGACTTCCCGCCCTTCTCGAATCGGAGCATCCCCTGGTCGTCGTAGACGATCGCGACGGTACGGGTCGTGGCGGTCGAGACACCGAACGGCATTACGAGAGCAGTGGCCTGCGGCGAGTAGTCGTTGACGGTGAAGATCTTCACCGTCCAGTCATTCGTGAACGGGTCCTCTTCGGAGGGGTGCACGTAGACGAGCTCGTTCGACTCGGGACGCACGATCGGCCGGGAACGGTTCGCCGTGTTTGGCCAGACCGACATGATCCCGCGGCCGTGCATCATCATGTCCCGGTACGGGAGTGCCTGCAGTGAGTCGAGCCGGTTCCTCTGCCACACGTCACGCCAGAGCGTCTTGTCGAGTTCCTCGTCCACATGGGTGACGAACGAGTCACCACGGAGACGCTGGACGGGTGCCGAGACCGCCAGGGTGATCCAGTTCGCGACGGCCTGTTCCCGGAGCTCTTCGTACTCGACATTCACGCCAGCCGGCGCGAACGGCAGGTCGTGATCGCCACGGTCGTACCGTTCCCGCTTCTCTTTCGCCGGTGCGGTGTCGTGGAGCTCACGCTGGGCGATGCGGATGCGGTCGCGTGCGACGTTCACGTCCATGCGTCCTCCGATCGTCAGCTGAACCCGTAGAAAGTGGTGGAGATGTTCGCGCTCGGACGTTTCCCGAGGTCGCCGGCGGCGATGGCGTCGTTCACGGCCTCATGTGCGAGAGCCGAGGACATGGCGAGGTCGATTTTCTGCGTCTGGCTGGCCTTGCCGAGGATGTACGTCTGCCGGCGGATCCCGTCGAGGCTTGTCTGCACTCCACGGGCCCGTTCGACCGCGTTCCGGATGTGCTGCGCCGTGAAGTCGCAGTCGTCGTGGCGGAACTCGCTGCTCGGGTTGGTGATGTCGGTCTTGAACGCTTCGAGCGCCGCGTGCATCGGGTTCAGCCGGTATGTGGGCCACTCGATGACGATCTTCTCGCCGTACTTGCCCTGCAGGTGAGCGATCTCTGAGCCCCACAGCGGCGGATCGAGGTACGCACGGACCACGTCGAAGTTCGCGAAGATGTCGTCCCACGCCGCCATGACCTCGCTCCGCGGGATGCGGTGACCGGGCCACACGGCAGGGTTCCAGATCGCACGGCGGGTGCCGTCATGGTAGACGGGCGTGAACTGGTACCGGTCGAACGTCTCTAGGCGGATGCCGGTCCAGTCGTCCTTGTCGGAACCATCGAACCCTGCACATACCGGCACCGACTTGGGCCGGTCGCGGACCTCGAGCTTGTCGTTCCACGCACCGTCGGGCATCCACTGCCCGGAACCCATCGTCGGGCGGTTCCCGTAGAACCGGGCCGCCTGATTCGGGTCCTTCCGTGCAAGCTTCGCCGCGTCGATCTCGATCCGCTCGAGGTCGACCCACCCGGAGACTCGCTCACCGGACCGGTTGATCTTCAGGGCCGAGTCGCCGTACACGATCTCGTGAATCTTGTGCCGCTCCCGCTTGTTCGCGTACGACAGGTTCTCGGGGGCCTGGACGTGGTCGACGTAGTCGGTGGACTCGCCGCCCTCCGCGATCTGCTGCGCGACGCTGTTCTCCGCGAGATCCCACGCGTTCGTCGTGAGCATCGACCTGCCGCCCGTGCCTGACAGGCCGCGGTATTGCGTGTCGGCGAGGTACCGCATGTTCGGCGACACCCACGTACCGACCTCGTCCTGAGGTGCGAACGTGATGCGCGCGCCCAGGCGGGACAGGGCCTTCGACGTGACCGGTTCCACCCAGCCCTGACCAGGCAGGTTGATCCGTGTCTCACCGGTGTCCGGGATGATGTCCGCGAGAGGACCCATCTGGATCATCGGAAGCAACACCTTCCAGATGTTGTCCGTCTGATCCTCGCTGTACGCCGTGACCTGAATGATCGGAGTCGGCCACGGCCGCGCCACGGGTTCCCCGTACGCATCCCACCCTGCGAACAGAACGTCACCGACGGCCTCAGCACAGATCATCGCGGACGTGATCGGCGCCTTGCCCCACTTCTGCGGCTTCACCAGCAGCGACCGCGTGTACTGCCACGCCGTCTGCCACCGGGCCTCAGTCGCCTCCGGCTTCAACCGGTAGTGGTGGACCAGGAACGCCAGCTGCTCATCCGACAGCACGAAAGGCTCGCCAGCATCCTCACGGTCCGGGACGACGCAGTGCGCCTCGATCCACTCCGCGACAGCCCATCCGAGCGAAGGGAACTCACCCTCATACTCGGGACCACGCCACGGCATCAGCCGACGATCTTGAGCTCGACGCGCTTGGAAGCCGTCCTAGACGGAGCGGACTCCTTCTCGTCACGCTTGTCCGACACAGCGTCCTCCGACGAAACCTCCCACAGCAGTGAACGCATCGCCTTCGGGTTCAAGCCCAGACGATCCTCCATCTGACGAACCTCACCGAGCAGCGCGGACGCCGGCACCCCCTCGGACTCTTCGACCGCCTCGATCAGCACCGCATAGCGGGCGACGACACGAGTCCAGCCAAGCTTCTCCCACGCGGCGGCCTGCGGAGTCGCCCAGAGACCCTTCCACGTCTCAGCCTCAGCACGAGCCAATGGCCACGCCGGCGGATCGCCAACACGACCACCAGCAGGAAGCATCGTCTTCCCGACAGCAGCATTACGCCGACGTCGAGCAGCGGGATCCTTCGGAGCAGGACCGGGCATTTCATACCTCCAGAGAGCGTTGCGCCCTCATCGGTGAACCGCTCGAGCATTGCGCTCAGCGGGAGAGTTGCGACCCTGGAACCCGTACGCAGAAGTTTTGCCCTCCCCGGCGGTCCCGGCTGTCCCCGGTCGAAGGGGTCACCCCCCACCCTCTTGGGTCAGCGTCGTCGCTGTCGGGGTTGTCTGGCACCTGCTGCCCGGTTGCATGTTGCGTGCTCGGGTCCGGTGTACTTGCTCCGGTCGGTGTCGTGGTGTCCTAGGTCCCATGGGTCTGTGGGTGTGATGAGTCGGTGGCATCGGGCACAGGGGATGGTGCCGGTCGCTACTCTCGGTGCCCATTGGGCTCGGAGTCTGTCGTGGTTGGTGTCGTACCCACGTGACTGTCGGCTGCCTCGTGCACGATCACGGGCCCGCGTGTGTGTGGGGCAGCGTGAGTTGGGGGTGAGGGTGGGGCATCCGGGTTCGGCGCATACCTTCACTGGTCGCCCCTGCTGAATGCCCAGTACAGGAGTGTGGACCACCATCGACGGGCGGCGATGACCGTGGCGATGGTGGCGAGTATCCCAGCAGTAGCGCCGAGAGTGACGCGCAACATCAGTCGTAGCCCAGCCAATCCCCGCAGCAATCGTCTGCGACGGCGGAGGAGTACCAGGTCCGTCCGCAGTTGATACACGTGTACGTAGGCGTGGTCGCAGGGTGGAAGGTCGCGGCGACTTTGTCGTTCGCTCCCACGTGCGTGTCCCTTCGCGGGGGTGACAGGGGCGGGCGCTGGAGGAATCGGCACTGAGTGCCCGCCCCTGTCGGGGGTCCCGCGGCCGGGCGGGATGTGGTGGCGCGATGTGCGCCGCTCGCCGAGTTCGCATCGGGTCAGGAAGCGGTCGGGAGGTACACGAAAGGCCAGACGCGATCCGGATACGGACACACTTCTGGCCTTGCATGACTAGTCTATGCGATCTCCTGCCCGGTTATACATACTCCTGACCTCCGACACGCGGGGCGTCTGCGGCGCGCTGGTAGTGATTCACGATCATCCGGTCGATCTCATTCCCCGTGAAGCCATGCGCGAGGAAGCGTGCCCCGAGCATGAGTGCCGTCTCAGCATCGTCCGGATAGAGACCGGCCTGCATCGCGATGCGCGCGAGGTCGGCGGTGGCTCTGCGAGTCCACTGCTTCCCTATCACTTCATGCTCCAGGTGTGCTCGATGCCGAATCGGCCGGTGGGGAGGGAGTTGATCCAGAGCATGAGCATGTCTGAGTCGGATCGAGTGCGTTGACGACGCTCCTCGTGCTCTACCAGCCTGGCGAAGTCTTCCTCGTCGACCTCGACTTCCCGGGTCACCTCGAAGACGTGCTGGAACGTGGCCTTGACCTTCATCACTCGCTCCTGTTCGGATACAGGACGACGATCGGGCCGCGCAGCTGGTCGAGATTGCGCTCGAATGGGTCGATGTAGCTCAAGTCATCACCAGTGCTGTTCTCGTGCGTTCGGTCCTCGCCGGGCTCGATGAAGCAGGCCGTGTCCATCTCGTCGCCTCGGTCGATTCCGTAGGCGACGCCTGTGACGCCACCTGCGTCCATGAACGCCACCGAAGGCCAGACGCCCCTCTCGTTCAGGTCGTGCAGCAGAGTGACCAGCGCTTCGGGGTCACGCACGGTGTGCAGGGACATCACTCGCTCCCGTTCGGTTGGTCGAGTTCTGTCCTGCCCTCGTTGAAGGGCCTCTCGAATAGCTCCTGACGCATGCGGGCACACTCGCTCTCGATCTCTTCGGCGAGGGCGTCAAGTGCAGCAGCAGCGGCGGGCTCTCCCGCTTGTGCGAGGTTCTTCGCTGCGGCGCGGCAGCGGTCTACGAACCATTCAGGACTCATCGTGGGTTCCTTTCGTGAGGGTGTCGGGGTCGCCGATCGCGACATGTACGGCGGATGAGTCGGTGTTGAGGCCGGCGTTGATGAAGTTGCGGAGCATGCCCTGTGCGGCGGAGACGTTGTCGCACGTAACCGCGATGTACAGCACCGCGCCGGTCATCCCCTGCTCTCCACGGCTTCGTTCTGGTCGCTGTCCCACCGGAGCGCGCGGAGCTCGTGCGACCCCCGCCACACGCGTCCGCAGGCGCGGCACTGGGCGTGGGCTTTCGCGAGGATGTCGGGGTCCTGCTCCTGGTACTGCAGTCGCAGAGGGTGCGGAAGGGTCTGGTCTTCGTTGTCTACCCAGTGGGTGGCGCCGCAGTCGGGGCAGGGGAAGGTGAGCTCGATCGACTTCGAAGGGTTGAGCTTGGCGCGGATGGTGCCGGCCCATGCGCGCAGCTGTTCGGTCACCCACTGGTCGTCACGGTCGTGGATGGTGAGGCGGGACACGTACCAGGCGCGGAGTCCCTGCACGGGGTGTTCGGGTCTGGGGAGGCCAGCGAGGCGGCACCAGTCGCGGATCGTGGTGTTGATCAGGCTGAACGAGTAGAGCGCGTCGGAGTCGAGGACGTTGAGCGCCCACTTCGCGGTCATCGCCCGTCCCCCGCCGGCACCGATCGTGGATGCGATGGCCTGCTCGAGTTGCAGGAGAAGGGGTTCGTGTTCGATGCGGGTGGTCTGTGCGACGTCCTTCCCGTCGACCTCGTGCCATTGGACGACACGGGTGTGGGTGGGGAGAGTCAGAGCGTCGACAGCTTCGAGAAGATCATCGGTGGTCATGGGTTGCTCCTTCGCAGGGCACTTCGTTGTCGTTGTCGTCGAGGGTCCAGCCGGTGCAGTTCCACGGCTTCCCGTCCCGGCACTCGGGGCAGATCTTGCGTTCAGGCATGTCCGGCTTCCTTCGCTTCCTGCGCGAACTTCGCGCGCCAGTTCTCGACCGTCCTGTAGTGGCATCCGAGGTGAACCGCGATCGCCTGTGCGCTGGCACCGCTCGCGGTCATCACCCGGATCTCGCGTACCTGGTCCGGCGACAGGCGCACGCCGTGTACGGCGCGGTCGCGCTTCACCTTCGGACGGGTCGACGTCGCCAGGTACTGCTCGACCAGAGACCGCATCGACACACCCTTCCGGGCGGCCGCGGTCTCGAGGGCGGCGTACGTGGGCCCGTCCAGCTGGATCGTCAGCGGGATACCCATCAAGCCACCTCCAGTGCGCGCTCGTGGATGAACTGCTGCACCTCGAGCGGTGACTGTTGGATCGCTGAGGACACGTACCGGGCTGGTGCTTTGGGGTAGTCCTTCGCCCGTTCGAGGAGTGACACGGCGACCTGCAGTGCCCCGTTCGCATCAACGCGGATGCCGGTGTGGCGGGTGATCGCGTCAGCGACGGTTCGCAGTGAGGTGATGCCCTTCTGGGCGGCGAGGCGTCTCGTGACTTCTGGGATCTCCATCGCGTCTGTCGAAACGCTCGCGCGGTTACTACGGGACTGACTCTTGGAAGGTGAGTAGAAGTCCTCTAGCTCTGACTCTGACTCTGACTCTGCTTTGTGCTGGGTTTCGTTGGGTTTCGTGTCGGAACCCACTGGGTTTCCAGTCGGTTTGGCGTCGGTTCCTTCTGGGTTCTTGCGCGGGCGGCCACCCTTCGCCCCGTTCGCACGGTTCTTCGCCACTCGTGCCTCGCGCTGTTCACGGGTCTCCTGGTGCTCTGCGTAGTCACGGATGATGTAGTCGCCGCCGTTCTCGACGCGGTACACGAGCGGTCTTGTGGGGTGGCTGGTCACGAGCGCGTCGAGGTGCTCGAGCGGCCACAGGAACTCCGCTTCCTCGGCGGCGAACACACCGTCGTTGTCAGCGATGCGTGCTTCTCCGTTCATCTCGAGGAACGTCCAACGCACCTCGACAGGAAGGCGCATGATCTTCGGGTGCCGGTGAATGTCGACGGGGAACGTCATCCATAGCCGTTGGTCGCGGGGCATCAGGCGGCCCTCCATTGGAAGTACTCGTCGCCGTACACGTCGTGCATCATGTCGAGCGCGACGACGGCGGTGATCGGGTGTCGTTCGAGTCCCTCGAGCCGGTACCACCGGAAGTCGTGGGGGTAGTACACGGGGACCTTGGTGGGGTCGGCCCAGCGGCGTACCTTCCACCCGTAGGCGAGGGCGAGGGTCTGCATCTCGGCTTCCGCGGCGGTGTTGCAGCGGTAGCAGAGGGTGAGTCCGTCGGCGGCGCCGGGTCGCACCTTCGAGCCGCCCATGCCGACCGCTCGACGGTGTTGGAAGGTGAGCTCGTCGTGCGCCCCACATGCTGCGCAGCGGCGGCCGTCCCGGTCGTACACCGCGACCCGGATTGAATCGGTCGGGGCGCTCACGATGTGGCCCCGTCGTCGAACTGTTCCTCGAGCTCGGCGATCACCTCGTCATCGAAGACACCGAACCGGGTGATCTCTGCCCGCTCGAGCGGTGATGGGTCCGGGGCGGTCACTGGTTCACCGCCTTGAAGGCGTGTGCGAATCCTTGCGAGCACAGGGACCGGAACTCGGCGTCTGTGGTTGGCGCCGGCATCCCGGAGTCCCGGAACTCAGGGATCAGTTGGAACGCGCTCTTGTGGAGGAATGCGATCGAGGGCTTCCGGCCGGGGCGTGCGTAGATCGGGAGCTTCGGGACGTCCTCCCACTTCCCGTAGATCGGTGCCGGCGGATTGAACGTGCCCCACAGGGCGGTGCGCTTCGTCCAGGGTGATCCGAACTCCCACGGCTCATAGGCGAAGTCGGGCTTGCCGAGGAACGACCGAAGCAGTCCGCCCGCCGGGTTCTCGATCGCGTGCCACTGGGGTTGCGCTTCCTCGATCACGCGGAGGCACTCGCGGACGAGCCACATACCTTCGTCGAGATCACGTGCAACTCGTTCGCCACCGCCGAACGCTGTGCCGTACTTGGCGGGGCTGAACTCGGTGCAGACGGGGTTCGCGATGATGCCCCAGATAGGGCGGTCGGGGTGGTAGTTCTGCACGCCAATGTCGGCGCCGATCGTGATCACGTCGTATCTGGGGTCGGACCGGTAAGCCCAGGTGTCTGAGCCGGTGTCAGCGCACAGCTGAAGAATCGTCCTCACGCCGGTCGGACTGAGATGGGCCGGTTCGGTCACATCGAAGAGCAGTTCGACGGCACTCATGACGCACGCTTCTTCGTGAGGCGGGTGCGCTGGTTGGGTGTGAGGCCGCCCCAGATGCCGTGTCGCTGTTTCGTGCGGAGCGCGTATTCGAGGCATGCCTCACGGGCCGGGCAGTTGCCGCAGATCTTGATGGCGTCTTCGTTGTGCGAGCCCCGACCTTCTGGGAACCAGGCGTCTCCGCCGACCTGTGCGCAGGACGCGTCCTGCATCCACGGTTCGGGGTCGATGAGTGAGCTCATCCCGGACCATTCGGTGGCTTCGTTGGGGACGGTCTGCGCGACGGCGTACACGTCTTTCATGCGTTCTCTCGATTCCCGAAGGCGACGTAGATGGTGGCACCGAGGGTGAGCGCGATGATCGACCAGGCCACGACGTTGGCGAGGGTGGTGAGGTCGGCGGGTGTCATCGGTCGCCCCATCCCTCGTAGACCGCGTCCGCGTGAAGGGAGTCGCCGCCGGAGTGGCCGGTCTGGGCGCGCTCACCGGCGGGGATGATGCCGCCGTGGCTGTGGGACGGGCGGACCGCTGCGTCCCAGGCGGCCTGAGCTTTGCGGCGTCGCGCGGGAGTCTCGTTCGGGTCGGTGATGATGCGCTCGAATCCTTCGATCGCGCGGTTCCACTTCTCGTTGTCGTTCACGCTGCGACCTGCTTCCGCGCGGCGCGGTACTCCCGGAAGTAGGCGTTGTAACAGGTGCGGCAGCGACGGCCGTCACCTTCGCGTCGGATGGTGTTCTCGGGTGAGAACGGGTGGCCCTTGCGGCATCGCGTACGTGCTGCCAGGCGGTTGTGTCCGTGACGGACGGTGTCGAGATTGTTCTCTCTACGTGTGTCCCACCGGAGATTCGAGAGACGGCAGTTGCTGGGGTCGCCGTCGTTGTGGCAACCCTCCATGCCTTGGGGGCACGGTCCGACGAAGGCGAGAAGGACGAGTCGGTGAATCTCGATCGTGCGACGCCGGTCTGAGCCGTAGAGCTCGACGCGTGGGTAGCCCTTGCGACTCAGGGAAGTCGCGAGGATTCCGCCAGGCACGCGGCGTGGCCGGGTGCTCTGTGTCCGGCGGGGTAGCGATCTGACGCGACCGAGGTCAGACGCTTCGTAGCGTCCTTCATAGCCCGGGATCGGACGCCATTGTTCGTCGGGGTTTGTGAGGCGAAGATGGGTAGCACTCATCGAAGTGATCTCCTGTTGAGGGAATGAGTTCGTTGGGTAAGGGGCTGGGAAGTGCTGCAATCACTTCCCAGCCCTGCTGTGTCAGGAGGCGGCGTCTTCGGCTTGCTCCTCCGGTGTCCGCTCGAGCGGGTTCTCTTGGACGACGAGGGTGTCCCGCTCGTCGTCGAGGCGGGTTACTTCGACGTCGTCGAGTCCCTTAAGGTGCTGGACCTTCTGCTCGTCGGCTTCGAGCGCGCGGCCGAGGTCGGTGGACTTCGGGAGGTACTTCGCGAGGGCGCGGACGGCGGTCTTCTTGACCATTTCGGGCTCGTCGGTCTTCCACGGGCCCTTCTCCCAGTACGTGGGGCGGCGGTCCATCACCTGTCCGCGGGTGAGGTACACCCATGTGGTGCCGCCGCTGCGCATCTTCGCGGTCGCGACGACCCCGATCCAGGTGCGGGTTTCTTCGAAGTCCTGGGGGGTCCAGTCGTAGAACATGCCTCGTTCCGCGTTGGCGCCGTACGCGAACTGGTCACCTTCGCGGACGAGGAACGCCTGCACGTTCGTGACGAACTCAGAGCGGAGGGCGAGTTTGATGAACCCCTGGTAGCCGATGATCGGGAGGCAGATCTGACGGCCGTGGTCCTTGCGCGGCGTGAGGTAGAACTCTCCGAGTCCGGACCCGATTTCGAGGCGCAGCTGCGCGGCGAGCATGACGCCACCGAGGAGGGTCTTCGGGTCAGCGGCCATAAGGTCGGGGGACTTCCCGATCTCGGAGAGCACGGCGCGGACGAACGCTTCGGAGTTCATCGCGCCGCCGAGCTGTCTCTCGATCGCGGGCAGTTGGGCTTCGACGAGGTCCTTCATCGTCGGGTTCTTCTTCGCGGCGGCCGCGGCGACACTGAGGTCAGTCATCGCGACACCGCCTCGTCGAACTGCACCTTCTGGGCGTCGGCGCTCCACGTGTAGTTGCGGTAGCGATGTGTGTCGTGCTTGCCGCGCAGCTGGCAGTACCAGTGGTTGTAGCCGCCGGACCCGCGGGGTGGCGTCTGCTGGCACGTGAACGGGATGCGCTGGTGCACGGCGGCGTGGAGGCCCTTGTAGTAGAGCCAGCGGCGGAGCCCGAACCACTCGCCTCGGGCGCGGCACTCCCAGAAGTCCCAGCGGCGGAACAGAGCGAGCTCGCGGCGGCTCATGCCGTAGTGGGCGATGCGATCGCCCCAGAACCCGATCTGGACTGTGCCGCCCTCGTCCTGCACGTCAAAGACGCGCCACGAGACGTCCTGTCCGGCGGTAGCCCGGACGTCTGCATAGCGGTGCGTGGTGATGATCCGTCCGCGCGCCTCGTTCTCGTCTGCGAACCGGTACCAGAGGTCTCGCCCGCGAGGCGTCTCGTAGCTGCCCGTGCGGTAGTCGCCGACGAGCGTCATGAGCCGGTGACCCCAGTCGTACCAGGGGCGCCGTTCGATGATGAGAGTCGCCAGACGGTGCGCGAGGGACCCGTCACGCGTCCTGTACCGCAGCCGGATCGCGGTCTTGCGCGCGGTCATCGGGAGACCCGCTTGTACTTCTTGCGGAGCGTGCGCTCGGAGACGCGGGACACGTTGCCGACAGCGTCGGGGTTGCGGGGGTGCGCTTCTGTCTTGACGTAGAAGTAGGTCTTGCGGGAACGGACACGTTCGATGTGGTCCGCGGATGACTCGGTGTGACCCTTCTCCTCGATGCGTGCGATGTGGTCGCGCGCGGATCGCAGGAGCCCGAGGTCTCGCGTGACTTCGACGACACGGCCCGCGTCGCGTCCGTCGGTGGTTTCGAATCGGTCTCCGACCTGAATGGGTCGCTCGTCACTGGTCATTTCTGGATCTCCTTCTGCTTGGTTCGGCGGAGCACTTTGAATCCGGCTCCCTGGTTCGTGTACTGCGCGGCGAGCTTCGGGTGTTCGCGTTCGAACTGGGCGTGATCGAAGGACCGTCGGCCCTTCTGCGACTTCCATGTCGCGACCTTCCGGCCGTCGTGCATGAGGGTGTCCGCAGCTCCGACGTACTGGGAGAGGACGACCTTGAGTGCTTCGCGTTCGGCTTCCTGAGCGGCGATGTCGGAGTTGAGGACGGTGATCCGCTCGAGCGTTTCGAACGCGGAGTCGGAGAGGTCGACGGGGCGGTTCTCGGAGGGGAAGACTTCGTTGACCTCGGCGACACTCATGGGCAGCGGAGGGACCTGTGCGCGCACGTTCCCGTCCCAGAACTGCTGCACCGTCGGGAGGAGGTACTCGTTGATGAACCGGTCGTCGCGGGGTTCCCAGAACAGGCGGAACTCGCGGCCGCCGATCCACACGACGACGGCGGCGCGGGGTGTGCCGGCGACGGCCATCTCCGCTTGCACCTGGACGCGGATGTCGGTGGGGATGCCTTCGTTCCAGTGGTGGCCGGTGTAGTGGTGCGCTGTCTTGAACTGGAATGTGGTGAAGGGGCGTGCTGAGACACGGTCGAACGACGCGTGCAGGTACGGGTGGTCGATGGAGCGGGCCATGAACCCGGGATGCAGTTCGACGTCGAGTCCGGAGAACTGCTCGACCCACTTGTGCATGATGGGTTCGGACTCGTGGCCGATGAACGACAGGATCGGGTCGAAGTCGCGGTCGATGCCGAGCTTGTGCTTGTACACGTCGAGGGCGGTCACCCCGTACGACGAGAGACCCATGAGCGCGGCGACCTCGGACGCGCCGACGCTGCCCCGCCGCTCGAGCTCCCACTGTGGGGTGTCAGAGACGACGTCGACCCGGGTATACGGCGTCATTGCCCTGCACCCGCGAGCCGGGCACGTTCCGGTGCGATGAGGGCTTCGAAGGCGGCGTCGTGCTGGGCGTCTGCTTCCTTGTAGATCGCAAGGGTCTGGGCGATGCGGGGGTCGACGTTGGTCGAGTTCTCGACCATGGCGGCGAGGGTGGCGCCGGCGGCGAGCAGTGACGTTCTGGTGGATTCGTACGCTCTCTGTTCGGGTGTGGGTTCCATGGGTGGCTCCTGTCGGGTGCGGAACGTGAACAGGTAGATGAGGGCGAGGGTGAGGGTGAGTGCGGCGAGGGTCCAGTCGCGGACGCCGGTCCAGTGGATGTAGAGGCAGAGGGCGAGGATGAGGCCGGACGCCCAACGGATCGTGATCACGGCTTCGTCTCCCAGATGTGTGTGACGGCTGCCCAGTCGGTGTCGAGGCCGTAGGTCATTTCCCACCGTTCGAGGGCTTCGATCTCGGTGAGGAGGCGGTGGTCTTCGGGATCAGTCATGACGACCGCTCCGAATCGGTCTTGGGGAAGTCGCAGGGCTCGGTACTCGCGACCGGCGAGTGACAGGTGCAGATCTCGCACCGATGGCAGAACCTCGCCTCGGGGCGCTCGCTCGGGTCGAATGCGTGCCAGTCGTGTGAAGGGTGAGGGCCTGGAACGAAGCTGGTCTCGGTCATGACTGACCGCCCTTCGTGTGGATTAGGTCGGGGATGCACAGCCCGACGACCACGAGTCCGATGACCACCCATCCGGCGATGTACATCTGCCCGACAGCGGCAACCACGACCATGAACAGGAGGACCCCGGCCCATGTCGCAGCCCAGCGGGCGAAGGTGTGGCGGGTGGGTGCGGTGAGGAGAGTCATGACGTCCTCGCGATCGGCTCGGGAAGATCGCCGAGGTTGGTCATGTGGGACTGGCAGTCGCCGCACGTCACCTCGCGTCGGAGTTCGGCCTGACGCTCCGGGTACCGCCGGTCGGAGATGTAGCCGCATTCCGCGATGAACGAGCCGTAAGGGATGAAGTGCTTTCGTGCCGAAGTCATGACGCCATCTCCCGGTCGATGAGGACACGACTGCCGCAGCAACGGGAGAGCTCGTCTGGCCCGATGGCTTCCGTGTCGGCACCACACGACGTGCACGGGCCGAACGCACGATCGTCGGCGCACTCGATACACCCGCTCGGGCAGACTTCGATGTGCTCACGGTGACGGTCACGTCGCCCCGCGAGGTACGCGTTCAGGAGGGAACTGCCGTACCGGTTCGGGCGGGCATTCACCCACTTCTCGTAGGCGGCTCTCTCCGCGACAGTCATCGTCACGATGCCGCCCTCGCTGGATCAGTGGCGACGACGAAGACAGGAACCGCGTGAGGGCAGCGCCGCTCGGGGTCATCCTTCGCCCAGAGCGATGAGTGCCAGGAGGCGTGCACGTTGGACTCGCGGACCAGCTTCTTCTTCCGGTCGTCCCACTTCATGTGGGTTCCGTCGGAGGGAGTGTTCCAGCGGTGCTCGCAGTGCCACCCGACCAGTCGCAGCGCGGTGGCTTCGGCGGTGTTCGCGGCGGTGCCAGCGTCGAGGAGAGACTGCAATCGGTCGACTTCGCCCACGAGCCACTCGACGTCGGCGCGGGAGTGCGCGATGAACGAGGCGTCCGCATTGCGAAGCGCGACGATGTCCTCGCGGTACACGGCGGGATCCTTCTTGGAACGCGCCTGCGGAGCGACCTCGTACACCGGCACGTCGGACGCCTTCACGAACGTCGAATCCGTGACGATCGACTGACGGACCTGATCCTGGTCGGGGCGCTGGTAGAAGGCGGGCTGCGCGCTCTGCATCCCCCAGCGCTCGAACGTCATCACCATGTGCCGTCCCCACCGCTGAGTGGCGAGGTAGACGTGGTTGACGGCGGTGTTGCCGAACCATCCCCACGGACCGGGGGTGGCGCGGTTCATGCGCTCCCGGATCTCCTCGAGCCGCGGCTTCATGAAGTCGCTCATGGCAGCCACCGCCGGATGAGTTCACGCCACCCGCGTCTCCTCAACGGGGGCACCACCGGTTGGGTGGCGATGTGAGCGGACGCCGGCATAGGCGTCGGGTACTCGATCTGGACGTTCACGCGTCACGCTCCGACAGTTCCGAGGTGACGTCCGGGTGGCGGTGCAGTTCACGAGCATCCGCGAACAGTGCCGTGCGGGCGGCTTCCAGATCCCGGGCTGCTTCGTCCAACCAGCGGGACACTGCGTGACGGTCCGACTGGGTGACGTAGAACTGTGCCGACTGGATATGAGCGACCGCGGTCGACAGGTGATCGAACACGGTGTCGCCGGTGTGTACCGGCTGATTGGTGGTGAGCACTGACCCTGCTCCCTTCCTCCCGCCTGGGCGGGCTAGTTGTTCGGCTTACGGCTCACGTTCGGCGGGCAGCGATCTGAGCCACCGCTGTCCCTCTTCGCGGAGGATGAGCGGCTTCGCTCCCGCGTATGAGGGGGTGAGCTTGTTCGCGGTGATCTGCTGCCGGATGAATTCCTTCGACAGCGACACGGCGGTCGCGAACTCGTCGAGGGAGTACGCGAGCTTGTCGAGTACCGGGGTCTGCGTCGTCATGCGAACTGCTCCTTCATGGGGACGCCAAGAAGGCCACCGACCTTCACCCGTTCGGAGACGGTCACGCTGTCGCTGTCGATGAGGACAGCGTTGACACGCTCCGGGGTGAGGCCGGTGGCCTTTGCGATGGACTCGGTCGTCTGACCGGTCGTGGCGTGGAATCTTCTACGGGACACATTTGGGAGCGTACAACCCATTTCTGTCCTATGCAACCCCATTCGAGACAATAGGGGCCAATACTGTCCGGTTAACTGGCTAAACTGGCCCCATGCCTCCGAAGCGGAAACCACCCGTCACGTTCGACGAGCACCTCGGCGCGGTCATCGAGGGAGTCGCGATCCCCTTCGGTGGACGCGAGTTCCTCACTGGACTCACCGACTGGTCGAGCAAGACAGTCGACAGGCGCATCCGCGGTCAGGCGCCGTTCCTGGTCTCCGAGCTTGAGGTGGTCGCCCACGCGACGGGCACGCCGGCACACGAACTCGTCGGGACTGCGCTGCGGAACTACGGGGGCATCGAGAAGCTGCTGCAGGAGTCGGTGTCGGACGCGGAACGTAACGTCACTCCCGAAGACAACGTGACGTACCTGGGTCATCGGACGCCACCGCTCGAGGCAGCTGCTTCGGAGGGCGACCGGGTCCCGCCGAAGGACTAGGGGGAGCCCTTCTTGCGCGAACTGCTCGCTCACGCATCGACGCTGGGCGTCTCCGTGCATGTGGCGCACCTCCCGGCCCCGTACCGCGGGTACTACGACTCCGACAGACGGATGGTCGTGTACGGGTTCGACCTGACACCCATCGAACGGCGATGCGTCCTCGCGCACGAACTCGGGCACGCGTTCTACGACCACCGGTGCCGTGGGCATCAGGCGTCGGAGGACGCCGCCGACCTGTACGCCGCGCATCTCCTCATTGACCCCGCCGAGTACGCGGAGGTGGAGGCGGTCTACCCGTCGGTGGAGACGATCGCGGAAGAACTGGGGGTCACCGTTGACCTCGTGCGCATCTTCCAGGAACGCAGTCTCACCCGGCTCCGCGGCATCACGTACGCGCGGTCACGGATGGGCGTGGGCCAGTTCCGGCACGCCTGGGCGCACCAGAACTAGGCGGCGGGCGGCGCGAGGAGCGCGCCCAGCTGCTGCATCGCCACAGTGAGCCGTGCCTGGTTCGCGCGGGACTTGTACCCGCGGGTCATCGCCCGAGTGGAGTGGCCAACGATCTCCACGATGATGTCCTCGTCGATCCCCGCGAGGTACAGCAGGTCAACGGCGGTGTGGCGGAGGTCGTGGAGGCGTGCGGCGCGCTGGATGCCGGTCTCCGCGAGGAGGCGGTTCCACGCTTTCGTGTCCCGGTCAGGGTCACGCGGCCGCCCGTCCTCCGTGAACACGAGACCCCACTCGTTCGGTTCCATGGCCGCGATGTGGCGGGTCAGGATCGTGCGCAGCGGATCCACGAGGGGGATGATGCGGGTGCCGGCCGCCGACTTAGGTCGGGTCAGGTAGAGGCCGCCGCGCACGTGCCGCCATTCGAAGTCGGCGGGGGCGATGGGGATGCCGTCGTCGGTGAGCTTGAGGCGTTGCATCTGCCAGGACAGGTCGATGTACTCACCGACCCGGTCCGCTTCGATGCCGATCACCTCACCCCGCCGGGCGCCTGTGAGGAGCCCGGTCGCCCAGCGTGCACCATCGGGCAGGTTGGAAACGTGTTCGAGGAGGTGGATCGCTTCGTCGAGGTCGAGGACGTCGAGCTGCTTCACTTCCTTGCGGGGTGCGTCGACGAGCTTCGCCGGGTTCCGGCCGATGTGACCTTCGCGGACGGCGATCTCCAACGCGCGGGACATGATGCGGTGCGCGTTGAGAGCGTACGTCGACGTCAGGCCGCGGTCGAGGATCCGCTGGTGCACCTGCCGCACGGTGGTGGGGGTGACTTTGTCGAGCTTCGTCCGGGCGCCGAGGCCCGGGATGATGTGCTGGTTCGTGGTGGACCGGTAGCCGGCGAACGACTTGGGGCGGATCTCGTTGACGGCGACGTTGTCGAGCCAGTACGTGAACCACGTCTGCACGTCGATCGCCGCGCTCGGTAGGTCGCCGCGGGTCTCGAGCTCGCGTTTCAGTTCGGCGAGCTTCGCGAGGACGACCTTCTTGTCCTTCGACCGAAGCACTTTCCGGCGCCGCTTCCCGGGCTCCGAGGGGAGTTCGACGACAGCGGTCCAGTACTTGAGCGGCTGGGACGTGTCCTTCGGGACCCGGTAGACCGAGCCCTCGCCTTTACCCCTCACGACGACTCCGAACCGATCGGTTCGGCGCCGAGCACCCCGGACTCGATTAGCGCAGCCGCTGCAGCGAGGTGCTTCGCTACGAGGAAGTAGCTCGGGTCCAGACGCACCATGTCGATGTGCGGATCGGGTCGCCAGGTGTTCCGGTCGGTGCCGTACTCGGCATCCATGAGCACCGCGGCGATGCGCTCCTGCCAGGTGGGCGGTGTCTGCAGCGGGTTGTCGAGTCGCTTCGCCATCACATAACCCCATCCGCGTGGTTCCCGTTTGCGATCTCGAGCAGGACGTCCGCGTGGCAGGGCTGGTCGAGTGGGCAGAAGCACCATGAGGTTCTTGCCGCGCAGCTGCGCCCGCACTTCGCCCACCCCGTACAGGAGACGACCGTTCGTCAGCCAGAGACGGAATTCGCTGACCGCGGTGGCGCGGGCCTCTGTCTGGGTCGATTCGTGTGCGAGGGATGGACGCTCGACGTGGCGGACGACCCAGCACATGCCGTCGTCGTTCATCTGGTCGCACTCTTCGTGCGTGATTCGGAAGGGGTTGCCCCAGCGGGACGGGCGGGCGACGCTTACCGTGTTCTCCGGCTTGCGCCACCCCGCCGTCCGCTTCTGCTGAATACGCTCCGGCATCAGTAGCTCCTTCTCCCGTGAGCAGACCACAGCTGTTGGTTGATGACACCGACGTGGGTGTGTCTTCTTCTGCGGGGTTCGAATGGCTTGTTCATGTGGATCCTTCCGGCCAAGGATTAGGTGTAGCCATCCGTGTAGCCTTCGCTATTGGTTGGCATTGGCCCGAATGGGCCGTTATAGAGAGGCTACACCCCACATGTGGGTTATTGCAAGCCAAAATAGGGTCGACCGTTCGACTGAAAATCGAAAGGTCACCGGATCGATGCCGGTCGGAGCCACTGGCCCCTTTCTCAGGCTTCTACTGGGATCGGGGCCTTCTTAGTTTCCGCCAGTGTAGGCGTCGAAATGACCGGGTGTAGCCGAACGTGTAGCCGATGCGTTCCGTTCGATTACGCCGCACGCTCACGCACGATGCGAGCCATTTGAGGATCGTGAGCCATCCCGTCAAGCGTCACCGCCGCACGGTGCAGCAGCACGTAGTAGCGGGCCGGTGTCATGCCCAGCTGGTCACGGATCGCATTGTCCTTGGCCCCCGAGTGCCGCGGCCACGCGCGCTCGAAGTCGAGCAACTCCCCAGTTCCCATCTCGATATCGGACCAGAGGGTCCCGACATCGGCGATCCGTTGCGATACGTGCGTCTCCTTTCAGCTACTAGGTGATAGCGTGAAGTCATTGCCTCACCATCGCGGTGGATGAGGAAGTCAGCCCGGGAGATCCTGCTTTGTAGTGGGGCCCGGGTTTGGCGTTTCTAGGGGCTCAGTATCCCTGGTTCGTGGATCGAATCCAGGCCTGGTGTTCAAGCCCGTGGGCGCGACCATCGAGCGCCCTTCCCACCACGCCATTTACGACGTCTGGCACCCAGAGGAGGGGCTCGCTGGGTCCTGGCATGTGGTCCACGCGCATCGGTCGTAGCAATACGCGTTTAGCGCGCAACGCTGCGACCATGTGGCGATCGAGAGAATCGCTGGGTCCACGCGACTCGAAGACGGCGTGGTCCACTTCCATCATTCCGAGTTCGTAGAGAAGCATCTCGAGGCATGCCCGTCGCGAACGCTCAGGGGGCTCATTCTGAGTGTGCTCCCGGACGATAACGATGTGGATGAGCTCCAAGCCCGCAACGGTACGAGCGATTTCCGCTCGCCTGGCATCGGTCGCATCGCGCCAGTGAAGCTTCTTGGCTCCCTTTGGCAGAAGACTCCGCATCGCGCTACGAACCTCGTCGACGTCGGCACCGTAAGCGAACGATGCAGTGAGCAGAAACGGCCGGCCACTGCCGGTGCCTCCGATCTGCGACTCGTCCACGAATGCCGTCTGCACGATCGAGAGCCTACGATGACGGCGTGGACGACCCGACCGATGACATGCGGCAGCCTCACTGCCCGAAGTGCGACGCAGTCCTACGCGATGCCGCCCGCGGCTATTGGTGTCCCGGCTGCGAGCTCGTGTACATGCCAGACGTGGATCAGCCGCGATGACTGAGCCGATCTCGTTCGAGGAGTATTGCGAGCTGCACGACATCCAGCCCGCCGAGTACGGCGCCGCTTTCGCCGCCTACCTGCACGAGATCTCCGGTGGCGAGTGGGACGGCGGGATGCGGAAGGTCGAACCCGAGGATTAGTCGCTACGTGTACGCGTGGTGAACGTGCCATTCCTCGCCGGTGCGGAACACGTCGAACACCAAAGACTCGCCGTCGTCGTTGGTGGCTTGGAAGCGCCAGCCGTAGAGGCCGTGGTGGTCCTCGAGTGGTGCGGTGCAGATCGACTGGCGCAGTCGTGTAGGGGTGTCGGTGATGCGCCATCGGCGGCCGGCGTAGACCATGCGGGTGGGGATGTCGTTGAGCATCCATAGAGTTGCTGTGTGTTCGAGATGCGTCACCGTCATGGGTTAATACTGTAGAACACATGTTCGATGATTGGTAGCCTCATCATCGAGCCGAGGAACCACCCGTGACGAAGAACAAGCGGTACGAGGCGTACTACGACGCACTCAACGACAAGAAGATCGCGGACGCAATACCGGCGCCAGTGACCCTCCCCGTAGCTGCGTACGGACCTCAGCCGATCGAGTGGGCCGCGCAAGGTGAACGGGTCGCCGTGTGGGCATGGGTGCAATGGAAAGACCGTCCGGCAGAACGCATCCCCGCCGTCGCCACCGGATGGAACGACCGCGTCGTGATCGTGCAGTGGTACAGCGAGGGCGGCGTCCGAGACACCGTCGTTTGGCGGAACGCGGTCACACGACGAAAAGCCCCCTCCCCGCCGTAAGGCAGGGAGAGGGCCTGGCCGCTGTCGGGGCGAACCGTCAGTCGTTCGGAGCGCGCCACGGATCGGATTGTCCCCGCGCGGAGGTGGGCGGGCCGGTATAGGCTGTGTCCACCATTCGGGGGACGCTGGGCCTCCCCCGACGTGGCTGGGGAGTTGGATATGGACTGGGGAGTCCTCATAGTTGCCGGGGTCGCCGTTTGGCTTACCGTCGCCGCGGCGATCGCACTGCTCATCGGACGCATGGTGCGCCGTCGCGAACAGCAGGAGCCACCGCCCGCGCGGGAAGAGCACATTCGGGAGCAAGACCGGTGGGCAGCCTGATGCATCGCTAGATCGTCCAGCCGCTGCAGTCTATGGGTGAAGCGCGGACACAGCACCGACGTACTCGATGTGAACGAGTTGCCACTCGAACGCGTCTTGATGCAGATTCCAGGCCGCGGCGTGGTTGACGAGCGCGTAGTGATACCGCCACCGGCCCACTCTTCGGAAATCGACGCATTCGACCACCGCGCGATCGACCAGGGTGTCGGGGTGTCGTAGCTCACCTGGATCGATCTCGACCCGGAGCTCCTTCGCTGCGTCGAACACTGGCATGGGCTGCATGAACGGGGCGCTGATCGTCGCGACCATCGGTCCACGTCGGAAGTACCACGCGACGACGTCGACCGCGGGATGTTCGCCCTCAACGCTCAGCACCATCTCCCTCGCCTCCTGAGAGATGTGGAACACCGGCCGAAGTGCTGCGCTCAGAGCCTCGATCGCGGCCGTCGCAGTCACTTCCGATCGCTTCGCTGCTCGTCTCGACTCGAACGCCGCCCAAACCGCGGCGCCAGCTGCCACGACCGTCCCCACAGCAACCAGCACATCCAGGAGCACGGAGAAGGCGCCGACCGGTGCGTGGCTCATCACCGGCCCGCTTCAGTCCTCTGTGCCTCGCGCGAACCCTTGCGAAACTCGGCCTTCTGGTGCGTGGTGATGAAGTGCCGCTCGACGAGCCGGTGGAACACGTAAGCCAGCGCGCCGGCCGCGGGCAGGACGACTCCCAGCATGACGATCAGCTGCAGCCACGTCGGCAGGCCGAGCGGAAGCAGGAGCAGGTTCCCGAGCGCCAGCATCGGCGAGTGGATCAGGTACAAGCTGTACGACCAGAGGCCGACCCAGACCAAGAACCGAGTCTCGAGGATGCGGTGCAGCCAGGTGCGGCGGCCGTCCAGGGACGCCGCGGCGAGCCAGAGCAGCGCTAGAGCAATCGCCGCGCCGATGAGCGACTCTGAGTAAAGGTTCCGCGCTTCTGCGCTGTCGGGGTCGATGTACAGCCAGCCGACCGCTGCGACGAACATGATCAATGCGGGCCATCCCGCCTTGAACCGGGTGCGGCGTACAGCGAGGAAGGCGGCGAGCATGCCCATGCCGAAGAGACCGATTAGCCAGAAGTGCGCGGCGCCAACGTTCGGCACGAACCGGCTCAGGGCAAAGCCGAGCCCTATCGCGATCGCGGTTGTCCACCACGGCCCGAGACGACGCCAGAGCGGCAGCAACACGAGCGGCATCAGGAAGTAGATCTGCCACTCAGTGGCGATCGACCAGGCGGGACCGTTGATCTGGTAGATCCACTCGGGCGACAGGTTGTGCACGACGAGCAGGTGCGAGACCACGCCGCCGATCGTCACCGGAATCTTGTTGTCCCAGGCGGTGCCCGACTGCACCTGCAGCACGGGGATCGTCCAGATCATGATGAGGAACAGCAGCAACGACGCATAGTACGGCGGAAGGATGCGCTTCGCGCGCCGGCCGATGTACCTGCCGAACCCACCGCGCAGCTCGAGGTCTTCGGACCGCGCCACGGGGAGCATCAGCACGAAGCCCGACAGGACGATGAACACGGGGACGGCGTAGTTCCCGATCTCGGCGATGCGGTCCACCAGCGGCAGGTCTTCCTGCACGTCGCCGAGGTAGCCGGTGAACATTGTGGCGTGATAGATCGCCACGGTGAGCGCCGCGATAGCCCGCAGACCGTCAGCGAACTCGAACTTGGGGCGAGCAGGTGGCGCGGCAGTCACGGTCAAGAGCATGGCAGATCCCTGGCACGCGCGAAAAACCCCCTCCCCAGCCGGAGCCAGAGAGGGGGTTCCTGATCGCGGGTCTACGGGTCGCCGGTGTTGCCAGCGATTCGTACGCCTGTCATCGTCGCGCCCGAAGTCGTCACAGTCGCGAGCTGCGTCGCCGACGTCTGCAGATCGTAGATGTCGTTGTTCTGGATACGGCCACCCTCGAGCGTGCTCCCCGACGGGACGAGCACACCGGACTGGTCGCCGGCGACGGCCGCCTTCCCGTTGGCGACGATCTGATTGTCCGACACCGCGACGTAGCGAATCTTCCGACCCGTCGCCGAGTACAGCCGGACACCGGATCGACCGTTCAGGCGGATCTGATTCCCGCGGATCGAGACACCAGTGATGTCCTTGCCGTTGTCGCCAGCCGAGAGCGCGATGCCCCACGACTTGTTCTCGATGATCTGATTCGCCTCGACGATGCTGTGCAGGTAGTCGCGCGTGTTCGTCGTCGTCCCGGTGGGGGTCGAGATGAAGATGCCGATACCTTCCTGCGCACCGGGCCCGGTGCAGCCACGGATCAGGTTGCCGAGGATCGTCGTGTGCAGTCCCGGGTAAGCGTCCGGGAGGGTGGTCTTCCCGACCCGAATGCCGACGTTGCAGCCGATGATCACGTTCCCCTGGATGAGCGTGCCAGTGGAACCGGTGTCCGAGATGCCGTAGTACATCCCGATGATCACGTTGTTCAGGATGCGGTAGCCGTGCACACCGAGGTCAGGGTCTGCCCCGGTCTGCGCCTCAGTGAAGATGCCGTTATGGCCCGGACCGTTCACCCCAGACGACTGCGTGCCGATGATGATGTTGTTCGCGATCAGGGTCGGCTCCGTGGCGCCGGTCCCCTTCGTACCGGCACCGATCCCCGAGCCGCCCGGGCCGACGCCAGCGGGCGCCAGGCGCCCCGGGCGCTTGATCACGTTGTCGGTGATCGAGCACTGGTCGTACGAGTGGTCGAACGGGATGGCGGTCGCTGGTGTGTTCCAGACGTTCATGTCGTGGATGGAGCAGCGCTGCACGTAGTAGATGTTCAGAGGCTTCACCGCCGACCCGTAGCCAGCGGTGTGGATCATCGCCTCCGCTTCGATCCCGAAGTCGTGGAAGTCGGCGCCGACGAGCGGGTTCACGGCGGAGCGCCCTGCACAGGTGAGCCAGTCAGACGTGCCAGCGGCGGACGAGTCACCCGGCCGGTCTGCCACCACGTGCACCCAGGACGCTTCCCGGCTCACACCAGCCCACGAGACATAGTTCTGGACGCTGAGCGGCGTGGTGACGATCGTGCGACCCTGCGGGATGTGGATGGTCCCCCCACCGGCAGAGACCGCCGCGACCTGAGCTGCTGCGAACGCTGCGTCGTCGGGGGTTCCGAAGATGCACCGGGCGCCGGACACGGTCGACGTTGCGTTGCTTCCGAGAGTCGCCACGCCTGACGCGACTGACTGGATGACACCGATCCACACACCGTCGTTCGCGTTCGCGACGATCGGACCGGCGCCCATCACAGCGAGGGTCTTCCCGATGTCGCCTGTCGTGAAGGGGCGAGCTGCGGAAGAGACCGTGGGCTGCCCGGTGACGGTCGCGGCATCCGTGAGCAGGATCGCGTCCATCGCCGCGCCGTAGTCCGCGATGTTGAATCGGCTGTTGTGGCCGGGCTGGAAGTCAAGCCCGGCGGGGAGCCGCAGCGACTCCGAGACGGCGACCATCTTGCGGGCGGGGGTCGGGAGAGACGTCGCCCACTCCCATGCGCCGAACTTGGGTGTCAGGCCGGCGCTGGGCGTGCTGTAGACGCCCGCGAAGACGTTGCTGCCGAACGTGGTCCACTCACCCGAGGTGAGCGTGTACGAGTGCACGGCGACGTCATTGACGAACAGACGCAGCACGTGGTCGTCGGTGAGCACGAGCTCGACCTTGTCGCCCACCTGCGCGACGACAGAAGTAGCGGAGCCGAGCGTGGTGTTCGTCAGGCCCGTGAGGACGGTGCCGGTGGACTTCTGCACCACATAGACGCGGGACGTTCCGGATACGGCCCACCGCAGCAAACGGATGTCGCTCGCGTCGAACCGGCCGGCGATGAACCCGCCAAACGACGACGCCGAGCCCACAGCGTTGATGCCGTTGATGATCACGCGGCTGACACCCACCGCAGACCCGACACCGACGTACATGCACGTCAGGCCCGTCGTCCCGGCGACTGCCTGCATCGACAGCCCGTCCGAGGTGACGTTGAACACCCCGGCCGGAGCATTGTCGGGCCGGACGATGATCGGGCTCACCGTGACAGTGGTGTTCTGTCCCTCGAGACTCGTTGACGACGAGTAGTCGGTGGGATCGATCACGTGACTGACGTTCGCCGATCCTTCCGAACCGGGAAAGTCGTACAGGCCGTCGTCGCCGAAGAAGTTGTCCTTGACGACGACAACTTCTTCAGCGAGCCGCCCGCCCAGAGCGGACTCCGCCTCGTTTGCGATCTGCGCGACAGCGCGCGCCCACGCGGTGATGCCCGGTTCATTCGGATTGACGTTCTCGTCGACGGCCATCGACTACCCCCTCTTGGGTGAGAAATAGACGGTGACCGCCCCTGCCAGGACGGCGGCGATGAGCCAGCACATCAGGTGAGGACGATCAGCAGGATGATGATGTCGAGCAGGGCGAGGTCGATGTCCGCGAGGGCGAGGAACCAGTTGATCTGCCTCGTCCCCGCGGACATGACTCATCACCGCAGGTCGGCGCGGAGCGTCTGCCCAGGCACGAACTCGCGAGGCGGTTCGTTCGGGACGATGTAGACGCCGATGCCGGCGAAAGCCGCCACGGCGATCTGCAACCACTCTGCGGTGGTGATCCCATCGGTCAGGAACGACTGCAGTGCGACCAGCGCGGCCGCGACAAACGCGACTACAGCCTTCAGATAGCCACCGGGGCCCTCGGGCAGGTTGGGGACGAAGTAGGTCGCGACGGCGCCGACGCCAATGATGGCGACGTTGACGAGCTCGGCTGTAGTCACCACGTTGTCGGTGAGCGCAGTCACGAGGACGCCGACGACAGCGAGGGCGATGTACGTGATCGCTTTCGCGTAGTGCGAGATGTTCATGATGTGGTGCGGTCCTTTCGTTGTTCGAGGTCGAGGACGGGCTTGTCAGCGCGCCAGTTGTGCCAGAGCACCCACACCAGGCGCCAGATGGTGAGTGCGACTGCGATGTACACGGCGAGGCGCACCCATTCGCGGAACGGGTAGTCGGTCCCGGCAACACGGGCGACCGTGTTGTTGAGGAACACGGCGATCAGCGACCACACGAAGTACATGAGCGCGCGGCCCGCCGGCGTCTTCCGCCAGTTGAAGAACACCGCGTACGACAGACCGAAGACGATCGCGCCAACGACCGCGCTCACCATGATCAGGTCTCCGAGGAGGAACACGTTCTCAAGCACGGGACCTCCTCGTGAAGGTGATCTGGATCGAGTCGCCGAAGTGGTTCAGCGCACGACGCTCGTTGAGCCAGCCGGACAGCTGAGAGATCGCGAAGCCCTGGCTGACGACCGCATGATGCTCAGCGGTCGCTTCTTGACGCATCTCTCGCGCCTCAGCAACGTCGTCGGGAACTTCTATCGGCTCGGTCGGTGGGTTCTTCTTTCCCCACATCAGGCGCCCCCCGCCGGTTGCGTGTCACCTATCGAAGGTCCAGCGGCCTGCAGCAGCGCCTTCACCACCTTGTTCGCCTCAATGAGCTCGGAGTTCTGCGCGCGCACTACGGCGTTGACCTTCCCGGTCTCCTCCGCGGTCTGCTTCCACTCGTTGCCACGCTCCACCGCGTCCTGGGTTCGTTTCTCCGCAGCCGCGAGCTCACGTTCGTGAGTGGACTTCGGAATCAGCCGGCCGGTGAGGATCATGAGCACGACGAGAACAAGGAGCGTGATCGCTCCGATATCCCTGACGGTGGGGTTGGCGAAGAATGCGAGGACGTCCATGCCGCTCCCCTCGTCCTGGGCTAGAGGGCGGCTTTGATGGCAGCGACGACGTCGTCCGGCATCGTGCGGATCGACGCCACGATGTCGTCGATACCTGCGTCGATGTGCGCGCCCGCAGCGGTACCGGCGGCGGCGCCGATCTTCGCGAGCTCCTCATCGGTGAACTGGTGCGGGGTCCCGTCGAACTCCGTGTCGATCGCGGCAACCTCGGTGCGCAGCTGCTCGAGCCGAGCAAGCGTGTCCGCGTCGTTGGAACCGTTGACCTGACCGAGGTACCAGTCGATCGCGCCGCGCGCGCCGACCAGGTCACCGAAGTAGAACTGCTCGATGTTCTGCCCAGGGGTGAGCATCGCGTTCCGGTACCGAAGCAGCGCCTCGAGGTGCGCAGCGGACTGCACACCTTGGCGGCGGCCGTCGAGACCCTGCACATAGATGAGTCCCTGGTCCGGGACTCCGATCAGAGCGAACATGGGGATACCTCCGGTGGTTGGCTTGGATGCCGGCTCGAACGGCCGTGCGGTGTCGTATGCGGGGATGGCGGAGAACGGGTGCAGGTCGATGACGTGCCACCACTCGTCGACGCCGGCGACATCCCGGAGGATGCCTCCGACGACGAACCCGGCGGCTTCCATCTCCTCGCGGAAGATGGCGAACGGGACGCGCCAGTAGTCCCCGATGTCGAGGGCGGCGGCGTCGACCCAGCGGCCGCCGGTGTGGATCCGGTGGTTCCAGGTGAGACCGTGGGACGAGTAGCCAGCGACGGCGGCGGCGTTGCAGTTGCCCTGCGCGCACGCCTTCTGTCGACCGAGGGTCTGCTCGTGGAGAGGGCGGAAGACGTTCCACCCGCCGGTGATGTTCAGCCAGATGCCAGTGCGCTCGTAGATCCTCCGACGGGCCCGGTACCAGCGGGCGCGTGTCGCGGCCGGCCCCCAGTGCTGGCCTCCGCCACTGTCGAACGCGACGAGGTCAGAGAGGGGTGCGCGTCCGTTGGCGTAGCGAGTCATCGCATCCTCTTCTCTCTGCACAGCACGGAGACGGCCCCAGTTAGCCCAACCGGGCGATGCGCACGGTCGTTTTGCAGCGCGTGGTTCCCACGCCGTTGGTCTTGAAGATGCGGACCTCGATGTCCGTGTTGGACGCCGTGATCCGAAGGACTGGCATCGCTATCGAGATTTGGTCCTCGCCTGCGTTCACGGATGCCCGATGCAAGGGGATTGGGACTCCAGGGGGCACCGAGATGTCGAGAAAGGACCGCGCCGTGACAGGGAGCCAGGCATCGTCGGCGGAGTTCCGGATGAGGGTGTGAGCCTGGATGCTGTAGATGCCGGGGTTCACGCAGCGAACGATGCCGGAGCTTTGCGGGACCAGCATCGACGAGTCGGTGGACTGTCCGCTGTCGATGGCAAACACGCCCAGCCCGGTGAAGGTCCCATCGGCGACGTTTGTCTGCGTCGCCGTGTATTCGGCATATGGCAACGCCAGCCGCCACGTGGAGTTGTCGTAGAGATACTCCGACTTGGTGTCTTCGCGGTACCCGCGGGATCCCTGCACCATCCCCGTCTGCGCGTCGAGCTCCGCCGCGTTCGCCCAGGTGAAGTCGAAGCGTTCGCGGCGCCGCATCAGGTCGGCAAGACTGTTTCCTTCTGCCGCGCTGATCGCGACGGGATCTGCGGAGCCTGTGCCGTCGTGGATGTAGACGGATTCGCCGTTGTCGAGAGGGATGCTACCCATCAGCCGTTCGCCTTCACGAGGTCGCGGAGGCGCTCGATTTCCCGCTGCTGCTGCTCGATCACGCGGTCGACTTCCTTCTTCCAGGCTTGGTCATCGCCCTGCGGCAGGATGTTGTTCGGCATCACTTACTCCACTTCGGCTCAGACGGGTACGACCGCACGAAGGGCGACGGCTCGGCAGGGAAGAAGCCTCCGGGCCAGACGTCGTCCGCAGGCCAGACGTCGTCCGCGGGCCACAGGTCTTCCTCCGTCACGCTGAGGGCTTCGAGCGGTCGGAGGAACGCGTCTAGCGCGCGCCGTCCGCCCCATAGGATGGCGAAGTCGGCGGCGGTCTTTCCCGCCCACACGGCGGCCATTTGCGCAGCGGTTGTGAACCAGACGGCGGTCACCGACGTGGACGCACGCGAATGCTTGACGTCCATGACACGGAAGGTTGCCCACCCGTAGCCGACGACCTGCCCCACTCCGAACTGTGAACGGCGGGAGGCTGGTACTTCGAACGAGAGGGTCACCTGTGGCGCGCCGTACGACGATGTCAGCCAGGTGGACCGGTCGAAGACATCGGCGACAGTGTTGAGGAACGGGTTGTCGACGGTGCCACCCTTGTCGCGGGTGACCATCGACTCAGGGGCGCCCGTGTACAGCGGGACGGTCTGGTTGTCTTCGAAGAACCCCTGATTGCGGATCACCACCGACGAGATCCGCCAGGGACCCTCACCGAGACCAACAGCATCTCGAGGTCCGCGGACGTCAAGCGCAAGCGTCCGGTCGTCGGTGAAGACGGCCGTGATCCTGAACCCGCGATTCCACATCGCCAGCTGGGACACCACCAGCCCGTTGCGGTCCGTGATGGTGCAGGAGACCGAGCCGGACGTGTACTCCCCCGGCGGGAACCCGATGAGGCCCGAGGTTTCATCGTTGATGCGGACAGTGATAGAGACGTCGGCCGTGTAGGGCGCACCAGTGGTGATCGTTCGCCCGGTCTTCGCCTTCCGCGCCACAACGTCCACTGAGCGAGCTCGACCAGAGGCACGTATCCCCAAGACAGCTGGTGCGATCGTTCCTGTCACTGCCTGGGCATCGCCGACCGTGAGGTCCGTGACGTGAAGCGCCGCACCGACCACGCGCATGGTCTTCGCACGGGCTGTGAGCAGCATCTTCAGGTAGTCCCAGCCCGAACCGGACCATGCGTGAATCGGAGGGCGCATCGACATCGCTGGCGCGGCCGGGATCGACCCTACGGACGCCTTCGTGAACGAGTGGGTGATCGTCGCCGGTTCCGCGATGACCGGGTAGTGGTAGGCCAGCCCGTGCGGCGCCTGCGAGTGGATGACATCACGGAAGCCAGCGACGCCCGATTGCCGGTACAGGTACGTGTTGCCCGAGACGTTGTTGCCCCGCATCGCAGAAGCAAGGGTGATCTGCCGGACATTCGACGGTGCGCCCGCCGGGACCGATGCGACCGGGTAGGCGTACGCCTTGACCGTTAGATCCGACTCGAGGTCATCGTCCGCGTAACCCCATTGGATGACGCACTGGATCTCCTGCGACATGTTGACGCCGGTCAGCGGGGTAGACCCAGAAGTGATGGTCGTCGCCGATCCCGCGTTGTGCTGCCGGTACGAACCCGCGGTGGTGATCGTCCCCGCCGTGCCGGCGTCTCGAGCGAATGTGACGTCCAGCAGCAGTCGCGGGATGGCCTCGCCGTGGTGGACTCGCAGCTGCAACCGCACCGCCGAGCTCGCGTTGAACCGCGCTCGGAATGCCAGGTAGTTGACGCCGTCGCCTGTGATCGTCGGATTGATCAGTGGGCGGATCTCGCCGCAGTACACGGATTCGGCGAAGCGGACCCAGTAGGAGGGGGCCATGGCCGCTGAGCCCCAGAAGGGTACTGCTGCACCGCTGTCGATCTGCGTCCCCGCGGCCACACCCCAGCCGCGCTGGTGGTACGGCTGGTTCAGCCCGTCGACCGTGAAGCCCTGCGCGTACCCGCGGAGCGGGTAGTAGGCGTGGACGACGCCGCGTCCGTCCCACGGCAGTTCCACGCCTCCGGCGCCGTACATGCGCTGCACCATGTCGAGCGCGGCTTCCTCAAACCCCGAGGAGACGGGAGGGAAGTCTCGCACCGGGAGGAAACTGGAGTCCACGTCGTACGACGACGTCGTCACTTGGTCGCCGACGAGAGTCACGTCGAGGACGTTGCCGGCGGAATCGAAGGGACCGTCAACAGCGATCGACTTCCCGATGAGGAGGTCACTGGTCGCGTTCGCCTGGGCAGAGAACGACGTCTGCCGGGTCGCGCCCGCCATGTCTCCGATCACGTGCGGGGAAGCGGACTCCTCCTGCGACCAGCCCTGGCGGAGGTGGCCGTGGTCGGCGCTGTCCGTCGTGATGCTCACAGCGGACCACCTCCTACAGCCACGCGCCGATTTCCTTCAGCCCGAACGACAGGCCCTTGACGTGGCGGCCGTCGTGCTCGAACACGTGCTCGTAGATCTCGCTGATGTCGGACCCAGCGAACTGGCATCCGGTGTTGCCTGTGCCTCGGACGTGCGATCCGCTGAGCGACGGCGTCACCGTGTTTGGGTGCAGCTGCGCGAGCATCGACGCGATTGAGACCGTGGAAGCGACGCTCGAGGTACGGGCGAGGCCGATGGTGACGTAGTCGTACGTGTCACCGTTGATCGACTGGTTCAGGCGGGTCGCCGCCGTCGGGGAGAGGGCCGCCGCGTTCTGCACGAGGGTCGCGCCACCGGTCTTGTGGTGGGCCTCCGCGCGGACGACTCCAGTTCCGGTGCTGGCACCTGACCAGCCCCAGCGGAGCGTGTACCCGGGCGGGATGGGGATCACGAACCGTCGCGCGATCTCAGTGGGTAGCGTCGCCGCTGTGTGCGTCACGTTGAACGTCACCGTGCGCGGCGGCTGCCGGTACGAGCTCGCCGCCGTCGCACTGTTGGACGCGTACGGCCCGATCCACGGCCAGTCGCCCGTGAGAGCCAGTGCCGGCATCGCCCAGTGCGGGGCGAAGAGGTTCGCTGCAGCGTTCATCGGGTCGAGGAAATACAGCAGGTCGTTCGGGTTGAACCCATCGACCACCGCTCCGAGGTCGTTCCACATACCCGTCCGGTACTCCTGGAACACATCCAGTCCGGCAGGCCCGTGCGCTTCCCGGTGCGCGAAGTTGAACTCGAACTCGACGTGCTCACCGTATGACCGGGACGCGAAGCCGCCACCTCGCTCGAGCGTCCCTGCCTCGTACGAGGAAAGCACCCGACGCTGAACCCCCGCGGCAGGCTGCGGGACCCACTGGAACCGCTGAAGGGTCCCGAACCATAGTTCGTTCATCCGGACCCTCCACGCCACGCCGAGTTAGCGTTCGACTCGTTCGCGGCCCAACCGATCGCGTCGCGGTCGATCATGATGTTGTTGATGATGTTCCGCTGGAGGTCCCGCATCTGCGCCGGGTCGAGGATCGCGAAAACCGGCCCCCCGCCGCCTCGGGAGGGCACGCTCGACGCGTACCGAGGCTGGACCTCGCCACCGTTTGCGTAGCCCCGGAAGGCCCCGTTGTTGATCGCGTCGAGCAGGGCCCGGTTCCGTCTCGTCGCTGCCGCGTTGATGACGTACTCGCCGTTCGAGAGCATCGCTGGGATCGAGTCAGAAGTGCCCGTTCCCGGACCGCTGATGTAACCACCAGACGCCTGCTTGATTGCTGCTCTTCCGCTACCGCCGCCAGAGTTGATCGCGTCGATGTACACGTTGAACCGCCGCCCAGCGTTCCGCCGGATGAAGTCCTCGACGGAGCTCTGTGCTGCTGCCGTCTGCGCCAGAATCTCCACTTCCTTCTCAGAGGGGAGTGCGAAGACCTTGTCTGCGAGTTTCTGCACTTCGCCCGCGTCGTATCCGGCCGCGACCGCGGAGTCGATGAACGCTTGACGTTGGGCGGCGAGAGTGCCCATGTACTTGTCGGTCGCGTCTTTCGACGACATCGTTTTCAGGTCGAGGTCGTACTGCGCGGCTGCGGCGGCCTGCGCTTTCCCCGCCACATCGGAGAGCATGTCTGCGTTGCTCGAACCGGCAACGGTCGACTCATCCAGTGACAAAGCGAACCCGTCGAGTGTCCCGTTGAGCTGCTCGTACTCGTCGCGCTGACGCTGCACTTCAGCGCTGATGCCGGCGAGAGCAGTCTGGTAGGCGGCATTCGACGAGACCGCGTCCTGGCCGACGCCGTTGGCTTCGTTGACCGCGTCAATGAGTTGGCGCAGGTTGCTCTGCAATTCGGCTGCCTTGTCGGCTGCCTCCTGATAGGCGGCCGCTGCGTTCTCGGTCGAATCAGCCGACTCGGCCGCCGCGGCGGCTTGGTCGTCGAAGTTCTGGTCGGCGCGCTCAAGACCTTCGGACAGGTGGTTGAGCGTGTTGACCGAGTTTGCGATGGACGGATCGAACGGGTTCCCGTTGGCGTAGTCGTACAGGCGCTGCCGCAACTCTTCGACGGCGTCACCACCCTCGAGGATCGCGTCCGTGAGTTCTTTCTGCGAGATGCCGGCGTTCTTCGCGCCGGCGAACGCATCGGCCTCGGCGAGCTTCTTCGCGACCAGTTCCCGCGTGTAATCGGTGACCGCGCCGGTCGACTCCTCCAGGGAGTCCTCGAACTCCGCAGCGGTGGCAGTCGCTTCGGCCTGGCGCTGCGCCCAGATCGCGAACGCTGCACCGGCGACCGCCAGCGCCCCCGACGCGAGGCCGATGGTCCGTGCGGCCGACGCCCCCGAGACGTTCAGGACGGATAGCGCGGTTTTGAACTGGACGATCTTGGGCACCGCCAGCAGTGCCGCGCCGCCAGCGAGGGCAATTGCGCCAACGAGTCCGGTGATGACCCCTGCTGCACCGAGCACGGGCGTGGGAAGCTGACCCACAGCATCGACGAGGCCCGTCGCGCCCTGCACGAGTGCGCGCAGCATGTCGTTCGCGCCCGACCCGGACTTGATGAGCGCCGTATCGAGAGCTCCCCCGAGCTTCTCGACGTCGCCGGAGAGGTTGTTGAGCCGGTCGGCGGCGACTTTCGCGGCGTACCCGGAGTCGTTGGTCTGGTCGATGTACTTCCGGATGCCGTCGGCGCCCTCGTCGTACAGGACGTTCGCGACACGGAGGGCGTCGTTCCCGAAGATCGTCGCCAGCGCCGCGTTCCGCTGCTCGTCGGTCAGCCCGCCGAGGTTCGACTCCAACTGGCCAGCGATCTCGTCGAACGAACGCATCTGGCCGTTCGCGTCGTAGAAGGACAGGTTGTACTCGTCCATCACAGCGCGGGCCTTGTCCGTGGGCGCCTGCAGAGCGATGATCGCCGCCTTCAGCGACGTACCCGCGTCAGAACCGATCAGACCGGCGTCAGCGAAAGCCGACAGGACACCCGTGGTGTCCTCGATCGACTGACCAGCGCCGTTCGCGACCAGACCCGCCTGATTGAGCGCCTCCCCCAACTGGCTGACGCTACCCACCGCCTTGCCGGCACCAGCCGCGAGAAGGTCCGCGACGTGTGGAACGTCGCCGCCTTCGAGGTTGAACTGCTTCACCGCGACGGCAGCGATGTTCGCTGCGTCCGCGACACTCAGCTGACCGGCTGCAGCGAGGTCCAGGGCACCGTTCAGACCGCCGTCGAGGATCTGCTGGGTCGTGAGACCCGCCTTGCCCAGTTCTTCAATCGCCCCTGCGGCTTCCGTAGCGGTGAACACCGTGGAGGCACCAGCCTCGAGCGCCGCCTCACGGAGAAGGCCCATGTTCTCGGCCGACTCCTGCGTAGCCGCCTTGACGTTCGACATCGCGGCGTCGAACTCCGCGAACCGGGCCACAGCGAGACCGAACGCGACAGCCGCGACAGCACCGATCGCTGTAACGCCCGCGCCGACTTCGCGCATCGCGTCGGACTGCTTCGAGAACCGGTCCGCCGCCTGCTCGGCCTCGGTCCCTGTCTTCTTCGTCGCCGTCTGCGCCCGCTGCATGTCGGCGATGTACTGACCCACCGCAGCGGTGAGCGTGACCTTGGTTACGCGATCGGCCAAGACGCACCTCCCGCGGTTGAGTTGTAGAGTCGGCGCATGAAACGCGCCGTCGTCCTGCTTGTTGTTCTGCTCGGGCTCACGGGGTGTACTGCCACGGCCGCGCCGGCGAAGACGACACCGGCAGTCGCGGAAGCCCCATCGATCAGCGCATCGTCGTCACTGGACGAACTCATCGCGTACGGGCGGTCCCTGTCCGGGTCGACACCGGATCTCGCAGAGGCCGTGTCTGAGTGGACCCAGTACATGTCGGATGCGGTTGCTGAATCGGACCTACCGACGATGCTTCGCAACTCGGTGAATCAGGACCTGACGAAGCTGAACGCGGACGTGCAAGCGGAGCCGTCGGACGCGGCCGCTCACTTGGGTGACCTGAACGCTATCCTGGATGAGATCGAGGCCGCCTAGAACTCGACCTTGCGGACGGTCCAGAACTTGCCGTCCATGTCCGGGTCTTCGCCGAGTTCTTTCCGGTGCAGTTCGATCGCTTCGAGTCGAGCCTTCTCAGCCCAGTTGGTGAACGGACCCTCAGCGACGTACCGGAACCCGGACTCGTACTCCGTGGGGTCTGCGCCGTCTGACGTCGCCTCCGGCAACCACTCGCCGTTCGGGCCGGTGTTGCTCCGGATGATCTGCTCAGCGGCGATCAGATCCAGTTGCTCTTCGTCCCACTCGGGTTCCGACCAGGACGTGGTCATGCGGCCGTCGTCGTCGTATTCGTAGAAGGTTCGTGGCTCCCACCCCCAGAGTCGCCGTGGGGCGATTCCGGAGCGCGCGGCGAAAGCTACTTGGCGTCGGAGCGCGTCGCTGCTCCGGAGCCTTTTACCAGTGCCTGTCGGCGCTGTTCCGGCTCGTATTCGTTGAGAGCCCAGATCGCGTCACGGATCTTGCCGATGTCGCTGCCGGAGAGCACATCGAACAGTTCCGACCACTCATGGTTGGTGAGCTCGACGGGGATGCCGTCCTCGAGCCGTGCCCCGTACGCCCGCCCAGACTTGTCGCGGAACCGTGCGGCGGCCTCGCAGACGGCGTCGAAGTTGTAGCCGTAGTGGCGGTCGATCATGACGTCCGGCCGCACGGGATGCAGGGACGTGAGCACAGACCAGTCCTTGCCAGGCAGGCGTGTGAACCGAAGGGTCTCGACCGACCCGGTCGCTTCGAGCTCCGCCAGCCGCTCGCGGATCTCGTCAGCCGGCGACTTCGACGCGAGACGGGTGTCGTCGTCAGCGGCCTCGAGCTCCGCTTCCAGGCGGTCTCGTTCGTTCGTGTCGCCGTCGAGGACGACGGTCACGTCTTTGGTGGGCACGTTGGCGCGCGCCTTGGCAAGCTTCTCTGAGAAGTCAGACATCTTTCTCTTCCACCGTTTCATCCACCGTTGATCGGACCTGTGCCGGGAGAACGGTGGGACTCCCGGCACAGGAACTGGGTCACGCCGCGAGAACGCCCTCGACGATCGGGCCCGTTATCGAAGCGCGCTGCTTGATGCGGAACTTGCCCTCACCGAGGTTCGGCTTGATCTG